GTTGGCAACACTTCCCGGACCATTCTTAGGACGCTCGGTAGCAATTTGAAAATCTTTAAGAATTTCATTAATTACCTCCTGTGCGTAATAAAGAGTGGATTGGGTTTCTACGTCTGAGTTCAACGATTTGATATTGTTATCATCGTTAATAAACTCTTGGATCGACGTAGTGACTAGGTGATCAGGGTACGGTAGTTGATACTTGTAAAACAAGTACGCAACTTGCCTGACATCCTTTATTACTTGGATATCAGGGTTCTCCAGTAAAGTACCATCCTCACAAAAGATCCTTCTGAAAAACCATTGCATATAGCAAGGGAGATTCGTGCTCTTGTGCCTTTTGAAGGCGCTTGGGCATTGGAAGGTTCCGGATAGGAGAGCGCTGTCTAGCGCTTTACCTAGATTCGGAAGCGTTTTTGTGAGAAACGAGACGTTTTCACGTTTCGTGCGATTCCTTACGTAATTAACATCACGTTCGGTCTCGCGAGGTGGAACTTCATGGAGTGCACCGAGATCGTTGTGCAAGCCTGTTGTTAAGGCGAGCATAATGCTCTCTTGGCATTTAAGGTCTCTATTTTTCATAATAGTTTCCTCCAAGCCAATACCGCACAGACACTGACTCGCAACGCCGAATGCTTACCATCGACCCGTTATGTAGAACATGAAACCTACATAGCAGAGCAGCATGGAAACAAAGATCACTGAATCTTTCAGTTGCATCCTAGCTTCCTACTGTCGGCATAAAGCCATCGTAAAGGTTAGCAATCGAGGCATCGACCAAATTCTTGAGTTTTTCCCATTCGAGAATCAGGTCGGCTTCAGTTACTCCATCCCGTGGTGCAGCAATGACCACGTGGACAGTTCCCGTATAAGGGACATCACCTGCATTGTCGTCGGTCCTGGATAATTGAACCAGGTGACGATCAGTGCCATCAACAGTTGTAGCAAGTTGATGCGAAATGCGCAAAGTGCGCTGTTCCGTGAGTGTTGACGCGGCGTCGCGATAGATCGCTTCGCTGTCTCGTAAAGAAACGAGATTATACGTACTGTTAGTCGGAGTATCATCGGCTAGTGTCAAAGTATCTTGTGCCATTGGTATTGTACCTCAGTTGATGATTTTAGCAGTCATCAAAATCGCAGCCTAAGCAGCGAAGCTGACAACGCCAGTTGATTGAGGCCATATTGGCCTCGATTGATGAAGGTGTCCCCTGAAGTATCAGGGAGAGCTCGCCAACGGCGATAGGTTTTACCACTACCCCTGTAGCACGGAACCGCAGACCAAGGTGGTCCGCAACCCGTAAGCCACATGTGCCAATCACCTGTATAACTGTAGGTGGTTTTGCACGAAATGGAGTAGTCCATCACTTCAATAGTGACGGGAATCAGGGCCTCCTCTTGAGATTCGAGGAAATCCTGAACACGGAAGAACCAATCCACCACAAATGAAAAGGGAATTGCTTCCCAGATCACTGATGGTGTGAGGCGAAGACCAAGCATTTCGCGCAGTGCTTTGAC